ATATTCCACCAGTCTTTGTGAATTTCTAGAAATGCTTTTATGTTATTTGGTTTGCCCAGAGATTTTTCGTCATCAACGCTTGGGGGTAACGCCAACGGCGCCGGTGTACTTTTTGGCGATTCCAGTAAATCATCGCCATCTGGATGTGGGTCGGTATCGTATAGAGAACGTCTTACTTCGTTAATGGTATGGGTCTTCAGCATACTTGAGGCCAACTCAGCTTTTTTTATCCGGTCCTCTTGTAAAACATCAACGTCATCTAAATTAAAATGGATCACATGATTTGATCCCAGTTCTTTTTTAAAGTGCTTGTTTAATTGTCCCTGGAACAATTTCATCAGGGGTTTTAAAGTGGCCTGCCAAAAGTTACGCATCGCAGACTGGGATTCCATTGATCCAATAGATCCAGATTTTTGTAATCCCAACTCGTGACGCGGTATACCCAACAAAGATAATATTGTCTCTCTGTTCTTGTCGATATACTCACTCAGTTGTTGGTCACCTAGACTGGTGGTCAATGGCTTGGCCTTGACTCCCTTGGGTAAAATCATTGTGCGATGTTGATTGCGGCGTCCGGTGTGTGCCATCTCAAATGATCGCAACAAACGTAATGCCGATTTCTCGTTAACATCACCATCCATGTCCAACGCCAGTGTTGGTTGGGTGCCCTTAACGAAATAGTTATTAAGATATTCCGAGCTGAATCGATTAAATAATACTGCCTTGCGTCCAGGGATAAATGGCGATAAACCCCACACCAATGAACTGGGGTTTGGTCTGCGTGTATGCAATATTTGTTCTTCTTTTATAGACATCAGACGTAAAGAATGTCCGGTATCTGATTGATCGATTATATATTCTGAAATCATGTTCTTGTTGTCGTCAAACCGTAGGGAAACATTCTCGGCCGGAACCGGAACCAACCAATCATTGGATCTAGAGTTCCATATGATCGAGTTACCCATTAACACCAAGTCGGCAATCGAGTTATAAACAAAGCTGTGTTGATCTTGCCATGGGTTTGGATTATCCAAAGTGGATTGCACCGGGTGATCTTCGGCCGGTGTAACAATCGTCTTGCCGTTTTTCATTTCTGTTTTCCAAACGGTCAGACGTTGGTTTGAAATTTTCAAAGCAACCGTGTTAACTGCGATAAAAACCCAGTCCTCGGAAAACAACAGATTCTTAAGAGATTGGGGGTCTATTCCGGTATTTAATTCTCGGCCCCATATACCGGCACCGTCTGCTCCCACATACCCAGCGTCATGGGCCTTGCCTTGGATCTGATCAAGTACCGCTCTGACAAACATGGGTGACACCGTGCCCGGTTGGGTCTGGTAATCATCGTCATCCATTATCTGAGGAACCATACTGGGGACCATAGATTTTGGTTGTTCCATTCCTTACCCCAATTCTTCTAAATATTCTTCATCGTCTTCGGCAAGTTCGTCATAGTAACCCTTGATCAGATTAACTTGGCCGGGTAATTGATCCAAAAAGTTTATCACACCACCAGTATCAATATAGTTTAACATGGCAGCATGGCTTAACATTAAGGAACTGACTATATCATCGTGTTGTCCTTCGGATGCTTTAAAGACCATCGCACCCAAACTGGTGATCGTCATTTCATAAACATCAAGCTCGTGTGTTAATTGTTTTATGTCTGGGATTTGTATTCGCTGTTGTTCGAAAGAATGAATCAGTTTGGTTACCATTTCAGCCTTTGAAGCATTTGTGAAAGCTACGCCTCGGTAGGGCAAGGATGTTAAACCTAGTTGATCGTCAATCGCCAGACCCACACCGGTCTTGTCGTGATACACCACCGAGACATCGGCAAACTTGTTGCAAAATACCAATAGATTTTTAATCTGTTCGGTGTAATTTAGACCACGCGACCGTTGGAAACCAACCAATTTTGGTGGGCTCGCCTCATAGTCGATGGCCGTAAAGACGGTGTAATCGCCATCTGCGGACCTGGCCCAGTCGGCGCCCACCACAACGGTTTGACTCAGGTGGTTCTTGTCTATGATTTCATTGAAATCACCTATTAAATCAATGGGATCGCCATATAAACACTTGCGATATTGGGTGAAAACCATGGAATCATCCACGAATTCGGCTAAATAATATTGGCGAAACAGGCGATCTGGCAGGGCTTTTTTGGCTTCGGCAATTACGGTCTTGGATATGTGTGGATTTGCCGAGGTGGGAGCCGTTATAAATACCTGGCGGGGTTTGCGTTTTTCAAACTTGGCGCGTTCCATTTCTTCTTTGGCTTCCATACATTTCAGCCAGAACCAATTACGGCCCAGAGGTGTGGAAATGCCCATCATGCGGCCCATTCCAGCACTGCGCGTCTGGGTTACAGTCGTTCTGGCCGAATAAAATACCGACTCTGACATCTTTGCGCACTCGTCAAACACATATCCATGGATTGCGTGCCCCTCAAGGCCTTCGGGTTTTTGGCCATGGACCGCCATAATCGAGGTGTTAATCGCTGGGATCTTGATGGTCATGCTGGACTTGTTTACCTCGGTGAAACGCCCCGGCAACAGGGCCTTACAGGCGTCAAATCCAATCATGGATTGTGAGTAAAATGGCGCGATCCAGCGCCAACTAGTCCCAGGATGTCTGGGGGCCACAGCACACAACGCCCCGGACGCCCCAAATGTTTTGCCGAACTTGGTGCCACAAGCTATCCAACATTCCAAAGGACCATCTGGATCGATGAAAAAATACATGATTTTTTTTTGTAATTCAGAATGTGGGGCCGGAATCTGGATTCTTACTTCTTGCAAGTTTTATTTACCTGGGCTAAATTAATTGCAGTATTGAAAACTTTTTTAATTCATCAATTTTATTCTAGCATCTATTAATGGTAAAGGACCAAATCATGTCAAGTTTAAACAAGGTATTTCTAGTGGGCCGACTCGGCCAAGATGTAGAACTCAGATACACCGCCACCCAAAAAGCGGTCAGCAATCTAAGTGTGGCCACCAGTGAATTCAAAACGGTGGATGGTCAGAAACAAGAGAGCACAACCTGGCATCGCGTCGTGATTTGGGATAAGACGGCGGAGAATTGTTCCAAGTATTTACACAAGGGCAGCAAGGTTTTGGTCGAAGGCAGATTGCAAACCCGCAGCTGGGAAAAAGAAGGCGTCAAACAATTTGTTACCGAAGTTGTCGCCAGTAACGTGCAATTTCTTGACAGCAAACCATCTGGTGATGATGTTGCGGCACAATCGCAACCGGATACACCCGCTGCGGCAGCACCACCACTTGATGAAATTCCGTTTTAATTAGACGTCAATATCCTAGCCACACTTTGCCGTCCAATTTTAACCTGGGCGGCAATTGCTCGGTAACTTAGGCCATCGTCTCTTAATTTAAATACATCATCTTTCTGTTCTTGGGTAATGCGCGGTTGTCTGCCAAAGCGTACACCCCTTAGCTTGGCGGCACGTATCCCAGCCCGTATCCGGTCTTTAATTTGTTGACGTTCCAGTTGCGCCAACTCGGCAAACATCGCCAACATCACGCGCCGGAATGGCATATTAATGGTATTCAGTGGCGGTGTACAAACCGCAATAAAGTTTATACCCATGTCTTCTAAGGCCATAATGTCGTTCAATAGCCGAACGGCATCCCTGCCAAACCGGTCCATTTTATACACCACCACGTGGCCAATCTTTCCGCGTGCGCACATCTCCATTAACTTGTCATATTCTGGGCGGTGAGATGCGGCACCAGATATGGTCTCAGAAAAAACAATGTCTGATTTTAGATTATTCTCACGCAACCAATTTTCAACTTCCCATTTCTGGGAATCCACATCTTGCTTGTCGGTTGATACCCGATAATAGATTGCTGTTTTTTTCATTTTTCGCCCTCATCAGTTAATTGATCAGCCGCACAGTTATTAATATCTAGTGCAATATGATCGGCCTCGTGAATACTACTGATTAATATAATGTTGGGATTTACCGCTCTATGGACCTTAAATTCACCGGATTGAAATAGTTTTTCTAGGTCTTTTAATTCCATGTTGTCCTCCCGTTGTTTCTAAAATACTTATCGGCATGTTTCGGGAAAACTTTAGGGAAATCGTATAACTAGGGGTAAATGGGACACATTTTGGGACGGCATTTTAGTGTCAAATCTTTATACAATGTATAAATTATTGACACGCTTGTGGTGTCTCGGAGGATGGTGCCCCCTCGTTGCATAGATGGCAAACCACTTCGACGATCATCTTGTCGGCATAGCAAATCTTATCGCCACACCGGATACAAAACACCACCCAGTGGTGGTCTCTGTCTTTGTATCTTTTTAGATTTACACCTTCCATGACCTTGAGAGACCTTACAGATCCAACGAATTGTCTAACCGTTGATCTGTATGTTATGTCGACGATGTTTTTTGGCTCCCACACAACTATTATTATAACCCGGATTGGTGGACATTCTAGGGACGGGGAAAATATTTTCTAGTTGATTTTTCGTCACATAACTCGACGGCGAATTGTTGCACTTGCTCAGTACACCGGCCATGTTGGGCAATGAACTCGACGACCTTTTCTAAGCGGTGGATACGCCTTTTAATTACCTGGCGTTCGAGTTCCATGTACTCGTATGTGCGAATACACAAACCACAAAATCCGTGATCGCCACAATTATTCATCATCCACCAATGCCTTGGCCATGGATACAATGTTTATCGGTACACGCATGTTTATTGTGTCATCTAGTTGGTTCCACATTGACATATTGCCCCGCGAAATGTTTTCGATTACTTTTTTTATACATTATCATAC